TTTAGTTCCGTTCTTTCTTCTTTTATATACAACTCTAGTTGCTTCAGAAAGTGTAGGCATTTTAGTTTTCATGGTGGCTCAAAGGTAAGTTTATTAGTTGTTGGTAAGGTCTTCAATCATCTGTTTAAACCCTTCCATTCCGTAGTCTTGAGTACGGATTTCATAGGTAGAATATTTATTACCACAAACAAGACAAGTCCGACTCCTCCAAATAAAAGGAATCGAACTATCTTTACTGTCTATGTTGTGGCCTCTAGTGGATAGCCTAGTTCGAGTATTGTTTACTTGATTGTCTAGGCTACCGCATTTAGTACACTTCAAACTTTAACCTCCTCGACAAGTTTATATTCATGTCCTAAATGTCTTATTGTTTTTGGCATCTCACACCCGACACACATAAGTTGATAAGCCATAACAGTATCAACAAGTTCTTGTATCAAACTTTCTGGCACATCTCTAACAATGATATTCTCTTCTGATATTTTACAAATATGCCTACAAATTAAATCAAGTTCAGCTTCAGTAAAATAATCAAACCATAATTCATCTCCATTCATAGGTCTTGCTCCCAAAATTTAATTAATTTTTTTAGTTCAGCTATTCGCTTTCTAGCGTTGGCTGTCTTCTCGGATTTTCGTATGCTGATTTGTTTCAACATTGCCTGAGTTTCTTTGTTGATCTCTTCCATAAAATTCATTTGGTTTCTTTTTTAAATGGTTTTAAATAGTGGTATAACCTTTGATGTAGGTCAGCCATTTCACGACAAGTAAGTTCATCTGACCCTTTCATATTTTTAAAAGATAAAGGTCTATCGTGCAGTAATTCTTCTGCTGTTGCGTGATACATTAGAAAGCCATCTAATTGTTCTTGAATTAAAAATTCTAAGTCATCACTTAACATATAAAATTCACACTTAATGATTTCAGACTTATCTGTTAGTTGATTGTCTGGAATAATAAAAGGCTTGCCATTGATGTCGATAATCTTTCGATCATCTGTTGATGTCATAATTTGTGGGTTCATTGTGATTCCTCCGTTTTGATTTGGTTAATAGTTTTAATGATTTCTTTTTTGTAGTACTCAATAGTTTTATCTACTGAGAGATTGCCCTCTTCATCAGAGGGCGGAAAGATAGTGAAGTTACTATCGGTAAGTTTTGTAACTCTATGTAAGATACAATCAAGCTCCCAAAGAGTAGCAGTTTTTGATCTAGACATTAGTTATGAGGATAAAAATTATGACAGCTAGTAGCTTTTAAACCTGTAGCTTTTTCAAAGTCCTTAAGACTTTGTTGTGTTTCTCCTCCTATATGCCACCAATGTTCTTTCATTGGTGTTTGCTCTAGCTTCCAATCATAAACATAGAAAGAATCTGTAAAGGCTCTTCCAAATTCTGCTGACGTCTTGCCGTCACCATCATCTTCAGTTGGATTACTATAGGTTCCTTCCCTTTTATAAGTGGGTTCTCCTAACTTCTCTACTAATTGTGAGTAAGTTGTTTTTACATAACCTTGTAGGCATGGCATGATTTGTGGCTCCGTTTGTGGTTGATTAATAGCTATGAATAAACATAACTAAATACAGTATGATTTAAGACATAAAAAAAGTCAACCCCTAAACCGCCAATAGGTAAGTTTATTAGGGTTGACTTTGGTGCTTGGAAAGAGTCGGTTTACTGTTCACCAATTACAAGGTCAGCAGCTTTAACAGCATTACTAAATACTTTCATTAGTTGCTGAGATGGGCTTTTACTATCTTTGATATGTTTAGCCCAACTTGATAAGTAAGCTGCATGGTTCTGAGTATTGCAAGTAATCTGCAACCTATTAGAAATCAAGACGGCTGCAAATTCTGCGGTCATTTCTTCTTGAGGTCTATACTTCTTATACTCATTTAACCATTTTCTGTTAAGCCTATCCTTATGACCTGTAGCATGAGCAAATTCATGAGCAAGTGTTGATAGGTAAGCTTCATCATTAGTAAATGATTCTCTTTCAGGCATGATTACATGATCTAATTGATCTTGATAATATGCCTTATCTCCATAATGCTTTAAGCCGTTCTTAAGGTCTTTAGAGAAGATCATAAGACGATCATGAGCATCTTTGCATCTTTCAGATAATGGACGTTCAGATTTTTTACAGTCTGTTTTGAATGATTCAATAATTTTATCTAGTTTGCTTTGTGCTTTTTCATCAAGTCCGACTAAGTCAGAGATATTAAAAACACTAGCACCCTTGAAAGTTACTTTCATGATAAATTCTTGATTTCCCTCATTGTCTAATTTAGGGCTGCCATCTTCATTCTTAAGATCAATCTTGATAGGATTAGGTCTTAAGATTTTGGCTGCCTTGCTGCCTTTCTTAGGTATGCAATTTAAGTCTTTTTTAGCTTGTCCATATCCCACCCACAAAGGTAACTCTTGTCCCCTCAATGTTTGATACATCTCAAGGATTATAGGATTAGCTCCTGAGTAGGCATGACCAGTTAAAAAATTAATATGCCCTTGAGACTTTGAAGCAGTCCATTCTTTAGTCCATACATTGTCTAGTTGCTGATTGTCTAACAGTTCCATGAAATCTGCTAAAATAGCGTCTTCGATTTTTACTGTTGGTTTCTTTGGAGTGAATGTCATTGTGGTTCAATGGTTAGTTTTGAATAGAGTCTTAAGGACTCTTTAGAGCCTATCAGGTAAGCTCTAAGGAATCGTTAAAGAATTTCAATCTGGTTATCAACGTATTCTTTGGTCCGTTTGTAAATTATGTCATAGTCTGCATAGCCCATAGATTCGTTATAATCCATATTGAATTGTTCCCAGAAAAAGTCCCAATATTCAGAACTTGAAACTTTAGTTTTTTGGTAGTCCATTGTGGTTCCTTAAGTAGTGCAGTCGGTTGAACTGCTTAATAATAATATTAATATATATATTACTATTTTGGTTAGATTGATTTATACTTTCCTTGTTATCCCTTGGTATCACTTAAGAAATCCAAGTTAACATTCTGTAACATATACCCTCTCTATCGATAATATTTAAAGATATACCTAGATAATAGAAAATTAGCCCAGAATCACCTCAAATAATATAAGATATATTATGAAATCCTAGTTATATCAATGGATTTGACTGTCTGTTGCTATCTTTTTGTAATTTTTACAAGGGCTATGGGGATTTTTTTGTTTTTTATATACGTATAACCCCTTCAAATTTTTGTTCCTAAATTTTTTTGGGTTAAAACTTGCAGCAGCAGTCTAAGGGTCCTCCCCCCTAGTGCAATCCTAAGTGTATTCCTAAGTGTAATCTTAGTGAGTAGAGGTTACTCTTTCTCCTATAGTGGTCCCTAATAGAAATCCTTAATAAAACCTTGGTCAGATACGTTAGTATTTTTTATTTGTTGAGGAGTCATACCCATAGCAGTTTGAGAAATGGTGTTGTTTAGTAGAGAGTTCCAATTATCTGTGTGTATTGATAGTAATTCTTCTTTTCTTTTAGAGATATTTAGGTCTTCATTTTGAGCCATATAGTCTGTCCAGTAGGCAACTGCACCTGCAAGGGAGTCAACAAGGTCATCATGTACAAGGGAACCTCTGTGTCTGGATATTCGAGAGAGTTGATATACAAGTTGAAGCTTTAATCTACGTTCTGGTGTTTCTTGTGGGTTAGAACGGAAGTCTTTTTCTATCACTTTGCGATCAATTATCAGGCGGTGAGAGTTCATTACAGGCTCTAATGTGTCGATTATGCGTAGTTCTTTGGTTTTATTGTTTCTAACGTCTTCAACTTGGCATGGGTGGAATCGCATGAGGAAGGGTTTGAGGAGTTCAGCAAACATACCACCACCGAAGTTTTGTTCAACAAGTATTTGATTTATGTTATTGTCTCTAGCAATCTTACTAATCTTCTCCAGAACG